ATTATTATGTATAGAAAAAGTATGGGCTATGCCACATGATGGCAAGAGTTCAATATTTACTTTTGGACAAAATTATGGCCAATGGGAGGGGGTTATTGCATCTTTTAACATAATCCCTATATATATAACCCCTTCCACTTGGATGAAGCATCATGAAGTAGAAAAGGGATTAAAGAAGCAAGAAAGAAAAAATATACTTAAACAAATGGCACAAGAATTTATTAATTCAAGTAGTTATATTTCATATCAATGGAAAGGAGTTGCTACTCTAGCTACTGCAGATGCGGTTATGATAGCAAAATACGCAATTGATAACGCTGATTGATATATATGATGTTTTTGGAGACCTTAATTTAATAACAAATGATGGAAGGAAAATACCGTTGGATTACGAAGAAATGAAAAAGTTTGACATTGACCTAGAATTTGGACAGATGGGAGAAGAATTTGTTAGGGATTTGCAAAACGGAAACAATAAAATAGAAGTAAAAACAGAGAGAGATATATGGAAAACTACAGGTAATATAGCTGTAGAAATAAGATGTAGCGGCAAACCTAGCGGCATATCTACAACAGGTTCTAATATATGGATTCATTTATTATCTGATAATGATAAGATTGTAGGTGGATATATATTTAGTGTTGATTACTTAAAACAAAAAATAATAGACCTTAAAAAAGAAGGTAAATTAAAGCTTGTAATGGGTGGAGACTTTAATGCAAGCCAAATGGCTTTGATACCAAGAACAGAATTATTTAAAACTTAAATTATTTTTAGTTATAAAACACAGAATATCTTTTGTAATTTTCTGAACTTGTTGTAGAATTAAGTAATTTTCTTTTTCTGTAGAAAAATTCATCTTTAGCTTTTTTATATCTAGTTCTAAGCTTATCGTTATTTAAATATTTTATAAATTCTTTTTCAGGATTCATTCCCTTATCTGGACTATAAGCATCAGATATTCTTGCAGGCCCATAACCATTTAAGTGTGCATCCAAAGCTTTCATAGTAGCTTTGTGTATTTGCTTAGTAGATAAACCTTGTGAATTGCCTTTATAATCTTTTATGTAAGTAGTAGCAATATAATTATAAGCCGCCCAGTACGCTCTATCAAAATCTTTCTGATTTCCATTATAAAAAGCATTTCTCAAGCTTCTATAAAAAGGTGTTCTGTCTCCCATAAGGTATGGTCTGTCAAGGTTTTTATATCCATTTTCTGTTTTCCATCGTCTAGCATAAGTATTAAACTCTTTGTAAGTTTTATAAAGTTTATCATTTTTCCAACCTAAACCAAATGGTTCTTGAAAGTTTTTTCTATACTGAGCATATAAAACTACTGTATTACTTAAATAATCATCAAGCGCTTGACCGACAAATTTTCTTTCTTCTGTTAATCCTAGTTGCGGCAAAAATGTTTGAAGAAATAAACTAGAAGCAGTTGTTAAATTACCAATTACTGCACTACCATATATAGGATTAAAAGAGCTAGCCATCATCTGGTCATCATAATTAAGAAAACTAAATTTATCTGATTTTGAAAAAAGACTATTTCCGTAAGGGTTTAATAACATATCTGTGCCTAGCTGCAGGTATTCCGAGCGCCACAAATAAGAAGATATTTTAGTTAAAGCATCTTCGTTTTCCATTGGATTTTTAGTCTCAAATAATGTATCATACATAGCCCATAACGCCCAACCAGATAAAGCATTGCCTACTGTAGCTCTAGCTAAAGGAGCTATATTTTGATGCTTTACTATTGGCTTTAAATGGTTTTGATACATATCAAAAGTTGTAGAGTAAGCCATACGGTAAAATAGCGATAAAGGTTTAACATAAGGGTTATTCATCCAATATGGTAAAAGTTGAGGGCCAGTCCCTCCAGACACAGAAACGTGTGAATAATGCGATATTTTGGCCCTAATATAATCCATTTTACCTGTCATATCTGTATCAGCTAATCCATCTTGTATTTTTCTGTAATTTTTTTTGTCTAATAAAAAATCTACTTCATCATCAGATAGCTTGAATACTTTTTTCCAGAAGTCTTTAATTTGTTTTTTAGGTGTGGTTGGAAGAATGTTTTTAGTTCCATGAATTTTATCTAATTGTAATTCAAAAGTCATAAGGCCAGCTTGTACTTGAGCTACACGTCCCCAACTTTCTGTCTTAGTCATTAAGTTAAAATCAAACAATTTTTCCATACTAAATTCACCAAGATTAAATGGTAATTTAACAGCTTTATCTTGTAATGCTAAAGTTTTAGTTTGGTAAGTACTAAACCCTTCTCTTCTAGCTTTATCCATTAAGCTTCCATAATTGTTGTACAATCTCAAGAATGACCTTGCTGTATTTATTGCCCCAAATGTTCCTAAGCTTCTAGGAATAGTAATAAGTAAATTTTTAACTCCTGATGTAGGCGATGAAAGACCTGCAGCAGCAGATAGTGTAGAAGTTACAGATAGGAAATTAGTTATTGCATTACCCTCGCTTCTAGTAATGCCTAATATTTCCTCTATTTGTTTTGCTGTCCATTTAGCTTGTTTGTTAGAAGACTTATGCATGTCTGCTAGTAAAGCTTTTCCTCCACCAGATATTTTAAACTTAGTTCCAAAATTAGTAAATTCTGGGAAAAATTTTGCTACTGATATAAATTTAGATGTTACAGTAGAATATCTATCCATGACACTTCCATAATCTTGGACATACGTTCTAACTTTTTTTGTTTTTTTGCCTGTTAATTTTTGTTTAATAATATTAACTGGTATTTCAGTTTCATAATCTAACAATATACCTCTAGCTTTAAAGTGTTTATTAACAACCCTTGCAGGATTATAAGTCATAATGTTATAGGCTTCTTCTTTTATTGCTCTTAAAAGCCCTACATCATTTAAATTCTTTTCGTATTCTGCTTCCCATTTATTAGGATTATCTTTTTTGTTAAACTTTTTAGAGGCTATCTCACTAGCTCTTTCTTTTATTTTTTTGTTGGCAATCTTTACAATAATAGGGTTATTTGCTCCTGACGTTGCTATATATTGTAATACTTCTCTACTTACTGCTCTTGTCATGTAATTTTGTACATATTTTTGGTCAAACTCTTTTAACCATTCTTCATATTGAAATTTAGTAGATTTTGCTTTTACTTCTTGCTTAACTCTTTTCCAGTAAAAGTCTGTCATTTGTCTGTGATAGTCTCTCGCAACAATGTGTTTTTGTGTAAAATTGTCTAGATTATCAAAACCCTCATCATTCATGCTCCATAACTTTTTAGTTTTAGGATTAACCAGGTCAAACGCTTCGATAGCTTTTCTTTCGTTAACAGTTAAAGGCCTACCTTTTTGAGTTCTCATCTCAGCCTCTAAAAGCTCCATATTATTTACATCATTACCTAATACTTCTTTTACTTTAATAATAGTGTCATCAGCAAAAGCTTTGTCTTTTGTGTAAACTACATCGTAATCTAATAAATCATTTGCTAATTTTTGTGAAGCTTTACCTCCTTTAGATAAAACGTAGTATACTGGGAAAAAAAGTTTATTTAAACCAAATGATTGTATTCCTTGTTCTTCTGCAATATCTCTCATGCTAGGACTGTCAAAGTTAAAATCATTAACTTTTTCATAACTATTATAATACTGTTTAACCATATCTATAGTTTTTTGCCCTGAAATATTTTGTATCTCTCCATCTTTAACCCCTAAAGATTCTAGAAGCTTAACAGATTCAGATGCAGGAATATTTTGTTTTTTTCTTAATTTTTCTAAATTAAATTTAGGAATATAAAGTTCATCGTCATCTATTAGATTTAAGTTTAAGCATGCTTTTGCCATTATTTACACTCCATATCGTCTAATATTCTAGATACTACACCTTCATCGACCATGTCATCATCTAAACTTATTTTTTTCATTTTTTTAATGTCCATATCAGTCATACCATAATGTTTTAAAATTAATTTTAAATTAGATTCATACTTTTTATTTCCAAGGTTTGCTCTTGAAAAGTCTCCATGTCGTCCACCAGTAATTAATATTTTAGCTTTAGCTTTAAGAGTATTTATATCATCAGCAGAGTTTTTGGTTAAAGCTGATTTTTTAAATTTATCCCCAGGTTTAGTCTGTAATGTGTTAAAGTCTACATCATCCAGTCCTGCCCCAGACTTAATATTAAAACCTGTTTTTTTAGCTAAACTTTCAAGAGATTTAGATATAAAAACACCACTATCTGTAATAGGCATTTTTCTTTTATTATCTACTTTTGCAACAATATCAGTTATTCTTGCTGATGTTTCTGAAAATGTTCTAAATAAACCTTCTAAAACATTCTTATGTATTGCCATTTTTACAGACTTGCTTTTTGAATCTGTTATTATTTTACCATCTTTACTAAAGTAAATATAACCTTGCTTGTCTGCATTTTTTGCAATATTATTTAAATTTTCATAACCTTTTTTTAGTTGATATATAGAAATACCTTCTGCGTAATCTAAAGCCCCTTTAGCTAAACCATATTTTTTTAGTTGGGCATCACTCATTTTTTCTAATTGACTTGATTTTTTACTATCAAAAATTAACTTTTGATATTCATTTTGTAATTTTTGTAAATCTTTAAAAGCTTTTGGGTTTTTAGGTAAACCTGTATTTTTGTCCATTTTAAGACCATCTACATAAGCTTTAGTTTCTTTTCCGTATTTTGCTAATTTGTGACCTAAACCAAACTTATCAACTAAAATAAACTTTTTACTTTCTATCCCATAATTACTTTCTACCCATGTAGAGAATCCTTTTCTATATGTTTTACCTGTAACACCAAAAATAGATTGAGACAGTTGTTTAAATGTTTTTTCACCAATAACTTTGTTTGTAAGTTTATCGGAAAGCTTTGTTCTTGATTTTGCAAAAAATGGAACAATAAACTGCTTTACTTGCTTTAAAGCATCTTCTCCTTGTATTTTGTTTTTTTTGGCTATTTTAAGAACTGATTTCATCAATCTAGAATAAGAAAGTTTTTCACCTATAGTGGCTTTTATTTTAGATGCAATTATACCTGCAACTCTTTTGCCTTTTGTTTTGCCCATTGGGTAAGAAACTTTAATTGTTCCATCTTGTTTAAATTCAAAAGATTTACTTTCTATACCTATACCTAAAGGAGCTTTTGTTTGAGGGTCACTTTTGTATAAAGTTGTTAAAGATTTTTTAACTGATGGGTTTGCTAATCCTTGAGAATCTAAAAACCTATAAAAACTTACTAAACCTAATTTTGGTTTTCCTGTTAATTTACTAGCGTAGTTTTCTAGCCTAGAACCTTTTATATTACCTAAAAAAGAATCATCTCCATCTTTAATCATATTAGTTATAATATCTAATACACCTTTAGCGTACTGCCTAACACCTCCAGGCCCTAGAATAGTTCCTGCGCCTGCGCCAGACTTCACTTGATACTCAGGCAAAATATCTGTAATAAAAGTTTGAGCCATAAGGAGGTTTTGTCTGGCCATATTTTTTTCAGAATCTGTTAGATTTAAATCATCAAGCTTTTCAATTTCAATATCTATTTCTGACCTAATTTTGTCAGCTTCTTTTAAATTAAGCAAAATATCCTCTGCTGGACCTTCAGGGTCTTTTCTCATTTCATCTGAACGTCTTTTAATTTGAGCTTCTAATTGGTCGCTAGTTTGGTTTAAGTCTTCTATAACTCTATTTACATTAGCATCATCTACAGGTTTAGCTACTTTTGTTCCTAGTTTTTCTTTTAACCTCATATCTAAAAAGTTAACAGTTTCTTCTAATATTTGACTGTCAGAAAGATTAGGATTTTCTTTTCTAAAAACATTTTCTACTTCATTTATATCAATATCTTGCGCACGTTTAATTTTGTCAGGGCCTGTAACATCCATTTTTAAAGTTGGACCCTCAACCTCAAGCCTTTCTAAAAGTCTTATTTTTTTGTCACTTAAATCTGTTTTTTCAGCAGTTAATGATTTTAATGCATTTTCATTTCCTTGCTCCATCCATTTGTCTAAACGCTCTACCTCATCAAACATTTCACCAGCTTCATCAAAATAATTTCTTACTTTAGCAAAGGCAGCCATTCTTTTCTCATAAAATTCAATTGCCTCTTTAGCACTTATTGGTTTACCTTCTTTTATTTTTCTTCTATTATTATTTTCAAACGCTTCTGTTTCATCCAGAATTTCTAAATATTCTTTATACTCTGGAGACTCTTCCCAAGCTTGCCTTCTTGAATCAATATCAGAAATAGTATCGTCAAATGACGATTGTTTTGCTTGGATTTCAGCGTCTGAGTCGAATTGGTCTGCTGATTTTGCGTTTATACTATTTTGAATAGCCTCTTCTTTTTCTAAATATCTTTTTCTTTCTTCAAATTTTTGTTTGTATATTCTTTGTGCTTTTTCTAAAGGTTCGGCAACAGTTCTTTGAAGACCTACTCCAGCCAATCTAGTAGCTCCTGCAAAACCGCCCATAGTTAAAAGACTAGTCATCATTTCTTCTGCAGACTTTAGCTGACCATAAGCAACAGCTGTCCCTGTAATATCACCAAGTGTTAGTCCTGCAACGTCAGTAGCGTATTGACCTAATTGACCAGTATATTTCATTTTGCTTTTTAAATTTAGCAGTCTTTTTTGGCTGGCTCCAGTAAGCTTTTTTTGTAATTCCATATTATCAACAGTTCTTAACATTCTAGAATGTCTGGCTGCTAAAAAAGGTCTTGTTGCTCCACCCATAACACCCATAATACCACCATGAACAATACTTGCAAAAGTTTCTTTTGTTATTTCCCCACTAGATAAAGGTTGTGGAAAGTTTTCTGGGTCTCTTATATGTTGAGTTCTAGCATACATATTACCTTTCATTCCCTCGTAAGGTATATACATCATTTCACTACCAATAATATTTCTAATAGAAGACTCTACAGCTGCTCGCGATTTTTTTAAACCAGGAATTTTTTTAACTGCTTGTTTTGTTAAATATTTAATAGAACCTTTAGCTGCCCCTGTTGACAAAACTGCCCTACCTAAAATACTACCACCTCCAAATAAACTTAATGCATCAAGTGGCATACCAAAAGCCATGATTCCTGCAACAGCTTCTTCCCAAATAGCTGGTTGTCTTTCTAATGTGAATTTAGGTTTTCCTCTGGACAAATCATCTACCATTCCTTGTAAGGACCTGCTATATGCTAGTCTCGCTAAAAAAGAACTATCCTCATCTATGCCATATAAATTAAACTTATCCATAAAACTATCTTCGTCTGTTTGTTTTAAGTAAATATCAGCAGGGTCTTTTTTTGGAATAGTAACAGTTTTGTAATTTATTTTATCCCAGTCTTGTATAGGGGCATCAGGATATTTTTCTCTAGCTTCACGATAAACTTGCTCGTCAGTATAATATTTATACTTATTTGGAAAAGCGTCTCTTAGCTGTTGGATAGCACTTTCTGGGGATACAGGCATGTTATTTGCTTATAGTGTTAAGCCAAGTATTCATATCTGTATTTTTTAATATATCCTCAGCTTGCCTTAATTGATTTTCTAAGTTTTGTATTTCTATATTCATTTCATTTTTACGTTTTACTAAGGACTCTTTATTAAAAGAGGTTAGTCTATTTGCTGTTTTTTTTCTATTTTCAATATCTTTTCTTAAATCGTTTATTTGTTTTTTGAATGTAGCTTGGAATTTTTTAAATTGTTTTTTAGCTTGAGCTAACTGTTTGTCAGTTAAAGTAGGTTGCGCAACAGGTTCTTCTGTTACTATGTTTTCTTCAGATTCAATTTGAGCATTACTTAAAGCTTGAGCTGCTCTTGTTATAGATTGTAATTTAACAAAGTTACTATCAGGTGTATTGTTAGAAATTTCTAAAAGTTCTTCTTCTATTCTATCTAAATCAGCTTGAGTTAAATTGTCTGGTACTTCAATACCTAATTTTGAAAAGTCTTCTTTATTTTTTAAAAGAATATTTGTGCCTATTTCTTTTTCCCCTTCTGGAACAATTTTGTTTTCAATAATATCTTCTCCAAAAGTAAAATCCCCACCTAAAGTTTTGTCAGTTTTTTCCCACAACCATTTTCCGTCAGACTCTAATTGAGAAGCATAAGAATCTGGCTGACCAGTAGCTCTAGCATTTAACTCTTTGTACCGCACATCTTTTTTATCAATTTCTCTGATTACATTCTGTTTTTGAGCATCCAACAAATCTAATGTTTTTGTTTTTGTGTCATATTTGGTATCATTTATAACATAAATATAATCATCTCCACTATCATCAATATAAGTTTTTGCTGATTCTCGTTGTGGCCCTGTAAGCTCAGACCATAATGGTATTTCATTTTTTTCTATTTGATTATAAATGTTGTGAATAGGCATATAGCTATCAAGGTACAAACTTTTCATTTCGTTACCCAGTAAAGGCATAGTTTGGTTTAACGCTCTACCTGTTGTTTTATTATAATGTGCCTGTATAGCAGCATTAAATGATGCTTCTGTTATTTGATTGTTTAATAGTTGAGAATAAAGCATTTTTTCACTTTCATCAAAAAGCCCAATCAAATCGCTTGGAAGTTTTTCTAGTATACTTCTTAAACCTAAAGTGTTTTCTGCAAGTTCCATATTAGCGTCTGGTATTACACTATTATATTCTGCGGCTTTTGAGTTGTATCTATTAATTAACTTTGATGCTTTAGTAAATTCATCTTTAAATTCTTGTTCAGTCCCATCAAATACATAATTTCCGCTACCATCAACACCTAGTATCATATTGTTCATTTTATCAATACCAGTCATTATTTCATTTTTAGATTGATTAAAATCTGAATGAGTTTTTTTTATTGGCTCGATAGCTGTAGACAAAATAGTTGTATAAAATGCATCAGCTCTATCTGATAATTCAGGGTTTTCACTAACAAATCTATCTCTTGTTTGTTTTAAAAATTCTTCCCCTTTAGAAACACTATCTATATCTGAATTATCTACAAGCTTCATAGAGTTTAACATCATTGTTTGATAAGATTCTTCTTTAATAGCTTCACGTCTATCTCTTTGTAGTTGAGCTTGATTAAAAGCACCTTGTACTTGTGAAGCAACTTGAATAGTTTTTAATAATCTATCAAATGGGTCGGCGCCTAAATTAAGATTTACACTAGCTCCTGGCGGAAGTACTTTAACCAATTTAGCCTCCTTGAACTGTTTTTATTAATCCTTGATAATCTGCTAATTCTTTAGCTAAACCTTGAAGAGCTTGACCTCTTTGTCTTCCTACATCACCATAAATGTTTTGAACACCTGATTCAAAAGCTTCCTCTGCAGCAGTTGTAGCGGCAGCTCTTCCTCCGTAACCTGCAAAATCACCACCTGTAGCAGCAGCAGTCTGCCTTTGTCCAACCAACTTGTCAGCTAACGACCCTCTTCTTTGCCCAACTTGAGCAGAAAAACTTGCTGGGTCTATTGCTCTTAGCGAAGATAATTTCATAGGTTTTGCCATTCCAGCTCTACCGCCTTCTACACCACTTCTTGCTAATGCTTGAGATAAAGATGCTTGAGAAAATATATTAGGAGCTGCAGCTGACTCACTTAAAAACATACCGCTGTCAACATTCATCATATTTTTTAACTCGTTAGTATACCGCTCTTTGGTCATAAGCTCACCTGTTTTTTTATTTTTAATAAATGCGCCTTCTTTTTTATAATCCCCTGTTAACATCATCATATCAGCCATTTCTTTTGTAGGTTGATAGCCTTGTTTTTGCATTTCAAGAAAAGCATCGTAGGTTGCTTGGTCGTTTACTCCTGGAGTAAATTCATCTGCAGCAATATTATACTGTTTTGGCATAAAAGTTGTTTGTACATCAGACATAAAGCTTGGAGTTAATAAGGAGTCTAGAAGCCCACCTCCACCTTGCATCCCCACGTTAGTTCCATACGTTTGTGCGCTAGGTTGCTGAAAGAAATCAGATGATACGCTTCCTTGCTCCTGTTGGTCCATATATTCTTGGCTATAACCCCAATCGTCATACATATAAAAACTCCTTTATCTTAATAATATCTTCTGCTAGGACCTTGAGCTTCAGTTATTACTGGCTCCCCAGCTGGTTGTGTTAAATAATTCATATACAAATCTTGTGCGAAAGGTGCATAATTAGATGGTGTAAATAAAGCTTGACCTAAAGCACTATCTCCGCCCAGACCCATTAAAGGCTGATTAAGTTTGTCGATAGTTACTCCTCCAGGCATAAACGGAATTGATTTACCTCCTGCTTTTTCAGCTAATGCAGCTATTTTTTGTGAAAAATCACTTGCTTCAAAAGTTTGCCCACCTATTACATCGGCAGCTGCTTTTTCAACAGATTCTCCCCCTATTACATCAGCAGGCTCATATAGATGTTTATAATCTGGGTCTAGTTTATTAAAAAGCTTATTAAGAGGGGCGTCTGACATAACAGACTCTTCAAGATTTTTACTAATAGCTGGCGTTAATGATTCAGCTCCACCTGCTGCTGGATACTCTACTATACCTTTTTCAGCTTTTGCAAAAAGTCTATTAAGTAGATAGTCAGAATCTGTTTGGTCGGGAACACCACCAGGTCCATAATACATAAAGTCATCTTGGCCCTTTTTTAAAAATTGCATTCTTTTATCTTTAACACTTTGAAATGCATCTTTAGCTTTTTGTCCTACTTTTTGACCTACATCTTGAGCTACATCTTTAACTTTAGCGCCCGCCCCTTTTAATGATGATGATAACTCTGGGGCTACTTTTCCAACTGAAATAAGGTCGCCACCTAAAGCGATTAAATCTGATATTCCTGCTGCTTTTTTTCTTCCTTTTAGCATCTCTCCTAATTGAGCTTTACTGCTTTCCGCTCCACCTTTTAAGTAATTTTCTAAAAAAGTTCCTTTAAATTGAGCTGGAACTCCACCCATACTTTTTATATCTTTTTGCATCTTTTTTAAATCTTTTTGTCTTTTTGCAGCGTCAGCAGCAGTAAGAGCAAGCTTTGCAACTTGTCCCCATGGGCCTAAAGCTCCCATTCCAATATTTAGTCCTGTTTTAAGAAGTTTGCCAAGTCCACCTTTAAATAAGCCAGCTCCTTTTTGAGCTTTCTTTTGCATTTTTTCGACTAAATTTTTCATTGTTTTTGTACCTGTTTGTGTCATGTCTGAAATATATCTATCTTTCATCATGTCTTCGCTGGTACTTATTTGGTCTGCAACCTGTTGCTCTAGTGAAAATGGCTGTCTCATAATTCTCCTTTAAATCTTGCATATAATTTATAAAAATAAATTAAATATTCATAATAAATATTTTTAAATATTCCAAGCATTTTTTAAATTGTGTACCTCCAAACGCTTGAAGCTGTAGTATAGCTTAATTTTGTAGCAGGGTCAACGCTAATTCTTACTCTATCGCCAGCACTAAATGATACTTGGTCATCAGCTAATGTTGTAAAGTCAAAAGTAGCAGATGTTTCGTTAGATAAAGTAACTTGAACAAAACTTTTATTAGAGCCATTTACTCTTAAATTTATTCTTGTTGCTCCTGCATCTCCCGTACTACTTGCATGATGAATTACTAATTTTATTAATTTTCCATCGTATGGAGGAATAAATAATGTATCATCATTAGTAGAATCTCCAGTAGAGTTACCTTCAATATTTGATGGTCCAAATGGAAGATAATCTTGGTTAGCATCTGTTGTTACAAACATATGTAATTTAACATCCATAAAATGATTAAACGATGCAGCAGTTAATGAACCTGCTACAATTGCATTATGACTAGCATCTATTGAAAACGAATTATTTGCAAGTGTACCGTCATATGAAGCATCTGTATTAATAACAAATGCGTCTGCAGAATCATCAATTCCCATAATTGTTTTAAGTGTAGAGTGACCAAATGTTATATTTCTATCTGTACCATCAGAGTCAGCCCCTACAGTAATATCAGCTCCAGTTACAGTTAAGTCTCCAGTACAGGATAAATTACCATTTGTGTCTAATTCTAAAACAGGAGATGCTAAGCTAGCTGCTTGTGCTATTTTTAAAGTAGTTTGAGCGTCAGCATTAAAACCTAAAGACCATCTAGCTGATGCACCTGAAAAAAAAGATAATCTGTTATCATAAGTGTCTGTAGCTGCATGAATAAGTCTTGTAGTAAAATGAGATGCAGCATCATTGTAGGCTAATCTAACCTCATTAGATGTTTGAGTGTCAATTACTGGATTAACATCACTACCGTCTTGAGCGCCCCTAATTTTAGGATTATTAATCAAGGCATCTGCGCTATCAGTTGAATTTCTAAAAGCTATATTACCTGACTTATTTTGTATACCAATTGCTGCCGAACCACCAGATTGTCTTAATAATATTTTATCTACAACAGGACTATTATTTGTTTTATTTGATAGCCTTTTAACTTCTTTTTCTAATCTTTGTATTGTTCCTACTAAACTTTTTAAATCAATATCTAAATCAATGCCATGCCACTTATTAGATTCTTTAACATAAAGCTTTAAACCTCTTATAGATGAACGTATAGTCATATCTCCATTTTGACCTTCAGAGTTTTGTGGAGTGCCTTTACCTATTGTTATTCCTCTTGGTTCTGGAATTGCCATTATTTAACAGCTTTCTCTCTATAGACTATAGCTATATCATTAATTTGAAATGATGAATGAATATATCCAACATCATATAAAGTAGATGTACTAGCGCTTACAGATAAAGCAGAATTTAAAGTTGCTATTTTAGTACTTTGAGCATAACTTATTATTTTTCTTATTTGACCATAACCGTCACCGCCATAAAAAAATATTGGCATACCATTATAAAAATTTTCTGTTGAACTTGCATTTGAAGCAAGGGTTACTTTATTTGATGCTGTGTGTCCTGCTAGCTTTCCTACTTGACCAGCATTTGAGTAAGAAAATTGTAAAGCTATAGAGTAAACATTGTTGATTGAAGAAGATGGTTTTAATGCTACTGTTATCCATTGACCAGTACTTGTCCCAGCATTGTATGAATCAAAACCTTTTGCGTTAGTATAATATGTTGTATCTGCAAATTCTCCTGTAAAATTATTAGAACCGTTAGTAGCATAATTTACTTTTACGCCTGATATATAATTATTACATTTAAATGTAACATAAATTTTATAAACTTTTTTTCTTACACTTGGGCCTGATACAGGAGAATCGTCAAAATCAAAATCTTTTGTTCTTATTTTAAATTTTTCTGCTGCTTTAGTATGATTCCATAAATCTCTAGAAGAATCATCCCATACTGATATATCTCCTAATGCTGATGTTTGGTCTGTAGAAGTATACATAATAAGCCCACCATTACGAGACATAATCATATTACTTCTAAACATATTGTTAGCTTCTACGGGTAAATTTTCATTGTCCCCACTACTCATTACAATTAAAGGTTCACCTGGAATAGTAGACGCAGCATCAGCCCCTGAATTAGGAATTAAAAAAGAGTCCTGAAAAGGAACATTTAGCCTAAAGGAGTCAAAAGGTTTGCTTGATTCGTCGTTTTTAGCCATTATAACTCCGTTTCTGTGTTACCTATTATAGTATCTGTAGGATTAGATAATGCATACCAATTAAATAAATTATCATGTTGGGTTATAGCTCCATTGTTAATATCATAAATATAACCACTACTAGCAGCACCAGAAATATTTGTTGTTAGTATAATTATTTTATTAGAAAACTTATCGTAACCTACAATAATAGGTCTTTTAAAATCTTCATTAGTTAACCAATTGTTTATTCTAAACTTATTAGAGCTAACATTGTTTAATTTATCTCCATCATAAAAATAAATACCTTCAGCATTTACCCAAAAAATTCCATTAGGTGTTTTTGCTATTTGACAAGGATGTTTAACTCCTGCTCCTGCCCAAGTTCCTGCTAATTCTTCACCTCTTGATGTTACTCTAATAGCATATGCTGTTTTTTCTTTAAATTGAATTAATTTATCTCCTGTAGATTCTAACGCTACAATACTTTCACCATCAGATGTAGCAACGTCAATAAAATGAGTTCCATCATCTGGAAAAGTGTCAAATCTATCAATATCTGATTTTAACATTCTATCAGGAAATGTTTTGTCTCCAATTTTTAAATTACCAATAAAAACTTTTCTTTTAACAACTGCTACACATTTATATCTTGCAGATAAATTTGTATCTGCTTCATAACCGTTTTCTGATTCGTAAGTTGATATTGGAGGAACTTTAATTGAGTCTCCCTTAGTATTTCCTGTTATAAGCGCTTTATTATCAGTAGAGTTGGTTGCGTCCCACGCATTGCTAGGCACATCCCCTAATCTTAATAACTCTTCATCACTATCTTTAGCGTGCATCACGTATGTACCTTCTTTTAAATCTACATCATAAAGCATTGTCCATTCATCAGCTAGCCCACCACCAATAATATCTACTTGTTTCATATAAATTCTAAAACCTTCAATACGTTCACTCCAAGTATTATTAGGGGTAATACTAAAATATGGGCCTGTTTTTGAATTATTACATAAAAATGATAAATAACTTTTACCTACATCTTTTACTTGTCTTAAATCAAGAGCATTTGTTTGAGACATTGTTGTTAAGTTTTTCTTTGTAACATTTATTGAATGTAAAGTAGCAAGTTCATCAGTACCAGTATTATTTCTAAATTGTATAGCAACTGGCACAGAATCGTCAATAGAGCTTCCAGAGGTTGCAGTTCCAGCAAATTCAATTAAACCTGTAAAAGGGTTTGTAGGTTGAGATATTGTTAATGGTATAGCTGCAGTAGTTCCAGCGCTAACATCCGTTTGTGAAGGTCCAATTCCCACATATATTCTAATATCGTCACCTGTTTCTACTTTACCTGTATAAGAAATAGCTCCTGAAATATAATATTCTGTTTCTTGCTCTACAACACTTGTTCCAGTTTCGTAAAAAATCCAATTTCTGTAACCGTTATTTGTAACAGTTCCAGGACTTACAAAATCAAAATTATTAGTATTACTAGTATCTAAAGGGGATGCAACTTCTTTAATAGAAACATCATCAATAGTAAAAGTAGTAGTAGCATCATTATCAGCAGATGTTTGATAAATATATACTGCTGTTGTGTTATCAGAAGGAACAATATCTGCATAATATTCTTGTTCAGTTGTGTCGATAGTTCCATTACTAGGAGAACCATCAGATGCTGTTACGTTAACATGAGTACCGCCTAAAGAAAAATTTATATCAGGAGTTGTTTTTCCTGCTGTATTGTCTAATTTAGCAGACATTCTGTAAGTCTTTCCTGCTACAATTGATGTTGTACTGCCATCACCAACCTGAACAATAGGAAGTTGAGCGCCTTCATTACCACCATCACCATTTGTAACACATACTAATCTACCCCCTGAAACTGAAGGAGGAGTTGAAGAACTTCCGTAATTAGCCCAATCACCAGCACCTGCAAAAGTTCTATTGTTTGTAGTAGTTATTAGCTCACTCCCAAGCTGTAAAGTCATATCATCATCAGTACCAGTCATTGTTTTCCAATGAGGAACTGTAGTGCTAACTTCTGGAAATGTATTGTCAGGTTTTATTAAGTTAGCGGAATCATTAGCTAATGCTGTAGTAACATTAGATTCTTGCAACGCAGAACCTCCACCATCATATAAAAATGACATTCCTAATATATATTTATTTTTTAAATTATCATCTATTATTTCATCTTCAAGTATTACAATTTCAGTCCCAAGTTGCGTATAACCAACAGTATCTGTGTCTGCAGCAACCTTTACTTCTCCAGTTCCGTCACCAAAACCTACAACTTCATGAACACCATTTAAAGCAGCACCATCACCAGTAGCTCCAGATATAGATATAAATTTACCTACAGCAAAGTTATAAGTAGCAGAAGTAACATCTACTGATGTATCAGGAGTTGCTGTTGCAGCTAATGTAATAGTAATGACAGTTTCAGTACTTGTTGTGTCTGCGGAAACAACAGCGCCTGTTTTAAAATTTAATGTAGCATCAGTTTCTATTGTACTTAATGAAACTCCAAGGTGAACTTTTTCAGGCTCTGCAGGATATAATCCATCTGATATTAAGTTACTACCATTAAAGCCTAATATGTTTGTTCTAAAAACAGTTAATGCATCATACTTAGGAGCTTCAGGAACTTGTATGTCTTGAACCCATCTATTAATATTTACATTAGCTCCAGCCTTTTTAAGCATAGGACGTTTAATATGAGCAAATGTTTTAGGCACATTAATTTTAAATATTTTAGAGTCGTCATCATGATTTTCTATTTTAGTTCCAAAACGTCCTCTTTCTACAGTTAAAGAAGTAGTATTTGAAACTGTCACTTTCATTACTTCTGAATCTATTTGGATATATTCTCCAACAATTAATCCATGCCCTGCATCAACATTAAATGTTACAGTCGCATCTGAAGTGATTGCTGCTGCTGTTAAAGCGCTTAATTCTTCTTCTCCAAAATTAGCATCACATACTCTAAGACCGTTGTCTGCTTTATAGTAAATAGGTTTAACACATTTTAAATCTACCAAATCTTCACTATCACCATCTGTGCCAGTATTATGTACAGTTCCCATAGATATAATAGAATCTTTCCAGTTATCATAACCACCAAAAGGATTTATATAATCTGTCCAAATATCTATATCTGCACCATCATTAACACATATAAATTCTGTACTAACTTCTTTTGGTTCAACAATACTGTCTGTATTATTAAAATCATAGTCATGTGTAAACGAAAATAGCCCATGACCTGATGATATGGGCGTTTCATTTTGGAATCTATTTTGACCGTCTTGACCGTCGGTAGGACTAACAGGTACATTATCTGCGTTTACAGTTACAAATGAAGATTTACCATCACCTGATAGTACTATTCTACCTTTATTAGAGACACTAGCATTAGTAACTTCTACTAATTCATTATTTTCTATATCTCTAGGGTCAGCCTTTTTATTGATACCACCTTCAAAAGATTTTATATGGTATACTTTTTTAGGCATCTAATCTTCTATTAAAGCCTCTTTAACTACTTCTTCAACAGAATCCCAAATAGCATTTAAAATCTTTTCTTCTGTTTTTTCTGATATAAGTGGAATATCCACATTATCATTCATTTTTTTTATTAATTTTTCTTTCATATCGTCATTGAATATATATCCAGCAACTATTTTACCGAAATTTGACATTAGTATCCTCCTCTTTGTGAACGTTTTCTTGCGTCCCTTATTGGTGTTTTAGTTCCTGCTTTTTCTTGAGATATTCCCGCTTCTCTTCTTGCTCTTGTTTGCCTTGCTCTTTCTTTTAAGCCTTCTGAGCGTTTTTTTATAGGCGAATATTTTACACCTTCTTTTTTCATTTTTTGCTTAGTCGAAGCTGGACTTACAACTTTTCCATCTTTATATTTTTTAGGTCTACCTACTTTAGACCCATATGTACCTTTACCTTGTGGCATAACATCTCCTAATGTTGTTCGTATTTCTTGTTTTTTAAAAATCTTTCTTTTAGACCATTACCGCTTAAAGCAGCAAGTATTTCTACAATTGCTCTATAGCTTGCTTTTATATCTTCTTGACCTAATTGCATTTGTTTTTGTGCATCTATAAGCTTTATAACAATACCTTCAAACCTGTCATTAGCATCATCTAAATCTTTTTTTAAATCGTCCTGTATCCAATTATTTTGTTTCCATATAAAATAACCAAATGCTATAGTCATTACTACAGGGACTCCAAATTTTTCTATTGCTTGAAATAAATCCATACTATAACCTAGGAACCGCTAAAGACCTTACTCCACTTTTTCTATGGGGATATTTTTTAATAGTTCGTTCATATTTATTTCTATAATAACCTGCTCTTTGTAAGTCTCCACCGTCTTCTAGTAACCTTGATTTAACATAATCAATTATAGAAGAATGTAATGAGGTGTCTAACCCTGAATTAGCTTTCAAATCATCATCTAATTGTTCAACTGTACCATACTTAGAATGAGTATGTATACGAAGTCCACCTGTTACACTACTTCCGCTAAATGTATCATACCTATCTATAACAGTTTCAGTTGTATCGCTAACGTCATTAGATATAACCTTACATACTAAAGCTAGTCTATCATCATCATTATACCATGCAAAATAACTGTTTGGATAGCTTCTTTTATTTGTAGCCATTTATACTCCTATACTGATGCTATAAATACTTCAACATCTATATTTTCTGATAAAGGGTCTACTAAAAGACTTTCTAAATCATTTAATGCTGTAACTATAGCATGAGCATCATCATCTAAAGCTATACCGTCATGCACAGTTCCTAAAATAAAACTTTCACCTGCGCTTACTAAAACAGTAGTAGACATATTTGCACTTCCATCTTCACCGCCAGCTACTTGTAAAGAAAGATTCATTGGATTAGTATCATCTAAGTTAGTAACTCTAATATATCTTACATTTTCTAAATCTATTGCTCCATCAGATGTACTAGTAGCAGTTTGAAAAGTTGCAATTGTACAATCAGTATCGTCTACGCATGTTACAATTCTTTTATAAACATCTTTAATGCTAGCAATACTTAAAGTTTGTGTGCTTCCTTGATTTTTCCCATTAAGCGTAATAGATTCTGATATAGAAACTGTCATTGTTGAGGCTGTTACTGTACTTGCCATTTTTTACTCCTATTTTAATGAATCAGACGTTTCGTCTGTATCATCTTTTAATAATCTATGCGAGTCTGCCAACATAGGTATTCTCACATATCTATCATTGTTATCTAAAATTTCGACTTTTGTTACATCTATAACAGAGTCGTCTAATTTATACCATCTTTGTTTTGAATTTAAATTTTGTACTTTTTCTGTAGTATAGTGCTGAATTTTACTTGACATGTCCATCAAAGCATCATTTATAAGTTGCACTAAATATTTTTCAGGTTGTCTTCCCATTGTGTATTCTATTTGCTGTATCAAATCTTTAACCTTCACGTTGACCTCCTGGTTGTCTAGCATTAGCTCCTATAGTTTGTAAAGCTTGAGCATAATCTTGTTTTAATCCTGTTATCATAGGAACATATAATTCTGCATCCTCTTCTTCAGCTAATAATGCTTCAGCAGACTTAATTGCTGCGTATAACACAACAACATAAGTCATATCATTTGAAAGATTATCAATAGCACTTCCTGCAGACGCATCTATAGCAGTTAATGGAAGGTAATATACGTCAGCTGTTTGAGATGCAGTTGGGTCAGGATAAACATTTAATACTGCATTGTTAATAAAATAAACAGGGTCAGTATCTTTTACGTGCATTAAATCATTAGGGTCAGTTATCCTAGATGACATAGCTGCTGGCATTTGCCTACATATCTGACTAATTCCCTTAGAATCTTTTCTAACAACAGTTACAATAGGACCTATAGTTACAGTATCTAAATCTAATGTAGTAGGCGAATTACTTAATGTTGTTGATGTTGAACATTCTGCTAATTTAGAAGCAGGTAAAATGTTATATAATTGCGCTAATCCATCAGATAAAAAAGTATCCATAGCGCTTTGGTCTGTCATTGCAGTTCCTACTAAATCTTGTATTTGTGCGTCAAAGTTTGCCACTATCTTTTATTCCTATCTGCTATATCTTGCTCCATTGTTGTGCTTGAAAATTCTACTTTAGTTTGTTTAGCCCAAGGATTATTTCTCATATTAATTGTAATACCCATATCTTTAGGACCTGACTTAAACTTTTCTTTATGTTTACAACTGTCTGGTTCAATAACCTTTTTACAGTTTTTACAGTATACAAATATACCCATTATATTTTACTTCTCCCAATTAATAATCTATATGAAAAATTAATTGAAGGCTATCCGCATTACTGAAAGTTGGAGTTCCATCAGCTATAACTCCTGAAACATATACGCTAGTAGAACCATCTTCTGCTTGCAGTAAAAAAGGTAAAGCAAGCTCTGTGTTAGCATGAGTTCCATATGCGTTTGCTTGGTGTATTTTAAAGTTATCTATGTCAATAGTATCAGTATCTGCGCTAACTACACCTACGCCACATATATTGGCTGCTACTGCATTATCATAACTTACATTAGCTGTAGCATGTATTGTTCCAAAGTCAGTATTTTTTTCTGTAAATACTAATTGCACTAAAGTGCCTTGACTATCTTCATCAACTAAATAAGCTGCTACAAGTTTAGAACATCCTCCTGATTCTAAAACTGCATTAGGTATTTCTGTTGCTGTAAATAGTACATCACCATCGGCATAAGCGTCGCTTGCTGTAACTGTAGGAGTAACCCTAATAATTGCTCTTTGAGCCATTTTACTTGTAGCTTCTGCTACTGTAAATTTATGTAATTTGTTTGCCATATTTACCTCCTGCCCTAAGCACTGGCTGTGCGTGAATGGGCTTGTTTATTATTATAAAAAATTCTTAGTAGATTCGGGGTAAACCTTTTATATGATTTACCCCATAGTTCTACAAAACTATTAAACCTTATTTATTTGGTTTAAGCAATAGTTGGAATAGAGCCAACTGCATCATATGTTATGTGACCATTTACTATCCATTGGCCAGCAACAACACAATATACATTTACTTCACTTCCAATATTAACATCATCTACAAAAGTAATTGCTGATGTTCCGTCAGTAACTGATAAAACATCACCATCACCTGCACCATCGCCTTGAACAGAACAGTTAATTTGACCTACAAAGTCATCTGAACCTGCAGCAGTAAGCACTCTATTGTTAGTAGCTTGCTCAACTTGCCAGATAAGTTTTAACTGTCTACCTGCAACAGCTTTAGGCATTGTAACTACTCTTGATGAAGTAGCATCAGCAGTAAAAGCTACAAAAGATGTAGAATCTCCTATTGTTGCTGCTGCGTCACCTATAGACTCATAGTCGTTGATTTGTTCTTTTGTAAAAGATACATATGAATTGCTATTTGAGTTATTTACATCACTTCTCATTTTACACGCCCTCCAAATGTAATAGTGCATGAGTTTCAGGAAGAGAAACTTCAAGACCTGCTTCTGTTAGAATCATATCTTTACGTAAATCTTCATCTGCTTGTTGCACATTAGTTGTTATTGATGTGTCACGATTCATACCGTTACCTACAAGAGGTCTATATGAAACATGGTCTAAATCAACTAAAGCCAAATAACCAGAGTAATTACTTCTAAATAAAGGCTCTTTTACTAAAGTCATGTCACCATGAATAGTGTCTACCTTCATTACTTTATGGCCAAATGAGCCTGTTGATGAATCAATATTATATTTATATGGATTGCTTGAGTGTCCTAAAGAACCATCTACAAAATTACCATCACCTAATTTATTAAAATGTGACATAACTGGTAATGAAGCTAATGCTAATTTAGAGCTTGAACCACCTCTAGCAGGGTCAAATATTACCTCAAAATCACTTAGCAGAGAATCATAAGTCATCTCAGATGCTGTGAAAGATTTTAAATATGGTAACTTTTCTGTGTAAGATAGTTGAGTAGCACCTGCTGTTGCAGTACCTGCATTTTTAATAATGTGACCTGTGATACCATCTGTATACTGTATACCACCTACACTACCTTGCATACCAAATAACATAGCTCTTTCAATGTCAATCTTATGTTCTCTTAATTTAAGATTCCATATTCTTTGCCATTCATCAGAGTATCCACGATAAACTGTTGCTCTAGCTGTGTTAGACATTTCACAAGCTGTTTTGAATATTTGAGTGTATCCAAATCCATTATCTAGTTCTTGTGAAAATACATCTGGTGCGCCTGAGCCTTGTTCAAACCCAGTACCAATAACTGTAACTCTAGCTTCATCATCAAGAGTGGTTGTTGAACTATCTCCTGCAGATGCTTGTATTGTTTTAACACTTATTGTTGTGTCAGCTGAGTTATGTGTAACAGATTCTATTCTACCTGTTGCATTGACAATTGCCTCAGTATCTGTACCACCATCTTTATTACCACCTTGTTGAAAGCTAACTACCATACCTTTGATAAGCCATCCAACATTTCCTGCTGAACCAGAACTACCTGTAGCTGATTCTACAACAACAGAAGTTAATGAACCAGGAGCTGCTAATGTTTGCGCTCCATCGATAAAGAAACTTCTATCTGTCATAGCTACATGTGTTCTATCTTCTAAAAACCTAAACTGTGAATCAGTTGTAGGCACCTTTCCTACGTTTGACAAGTAAACAAAAAATGGTGACTCTTCTGGGCTTAACTCTGCAATTCTATCACTAAAGTCATACAGTCTTCTTGATGGTATTGTACTATCAATTACTGCACCAGGAGTACCAAAATTTACTTGTCCGCTATTATAAGTCGGCATTTTTTCTCCTTAGATTATATTATTATTTACAATACATTCGTACGACTACCAGCTTTCATAATACCATCCCACATAGCATCATCATCACTCTTAGGGCTTTGAGGTGCTTGACCTTGTAATACCCCTCCTTGTGGAGGTGTTCCCTGAGTTTGACGTATATTGTCAAGTGGATTTCCTGGTTGCTGTCCGCTAGCATCAGCAGCATCTACAGCTCTCCACATTTTAATAGCGCCTTCAACACCATAGTTAGCAGGATTTTGATTAGCGAATTTCATAAAAGAGTCTACTTCTTGTGGGCTTAAACCTCTTTGTTGTAGTTCGGTCTTTAATTGCATTTCGCCTTGATTTCTGTGTAATCCTTGCATTTGATGTTGAACAGCTCCATTAATGGAGTCTTGTAATTCTTGCTGCCTATATTGGTACGATTTAGACTGTGGGTCATTATAGGCTTCCCATGGGTCAAATTCATCTTTATCTAATGCTATACGTTGAGGTTGTTGTGGTTGACCTGGTCCATCTATCATATTAGTTATAGTTTGAGTTATATCTGGACGAGATTCCAATAGGTTACCTATTTGCTCGTATTGCTTTAGTTTAGAGTTTTCCGCTGCGAGCTTATCCTTTTCACTTTGGAAGTATTTTGCTTGGTCTTCCCAGTTTTCAGAACTCTCTTGCGTATTTGAGTTATCGTCTTGCCCTACATTATCGACGGTTTCACCCTCTAGATGTCCGTTTTCATATGCGTCATTCATTGTTATGTATTTCCTTTCCGCAATCTCTCTTGTCTTTTTTGAGCTTCACTACTATTAATACGTAATTTCTCTGACTCGAGTTTAACTGCATCTTTTAGTCTACCAGTTGCCAATCTGTTAGCGGCACGAGATTCATACTTCTGCTCTGCCAATTGGCTTTTGAATTTCTCTACTTCAGTACGCTTTCTAGCTGCAACACTTTCTCTGTCTGCAGTCTGTAAATCGCCTGAAAGTTTTTTAAGTTCTTGTTGTGCTTGTGAAAGCATACCTTGTAATTTACCAATTTCATCAGTTCTTTGCAACACACCCTG